TCTAATGGCAGTAAGTCAACTGGTTCGATCCCCTTTATGCACGTAGTTGATAGTCAGATGTTAGCTTTCAATCAGGGTGTTACCCGTAGAGGAAGTTATGCTGCCTATATGAATATCTCTCACCCAGAGATAGAAGAATTTATAAACATGCGGAAGACTACAGGCGGGGATATAAACAGGAAGTGTTTAAATTTACATAATGGTGTGAATATAACTGATGCCTTTCTAGAGGCTGTGAAATGTGATGACGATTGGAGACTTATTGATCCCAAAACAAATACAGCTATAAAGACTGTCTCAGCTAGAGATCTGTGGTGGTTACTGATATCCACTAGAGCAGAGACAGGAGAGCCATACATTGTAAATATAGACAGATGTAATGAGAGTCTTCCTGATGAGCAGAAAGCGTTAGGTCTAGACATAAAGCAAAGTAATCTATGCTCTGAGATAACCTTGGCAACTTCAGAGGATCGTACAGCTGTGTGCTGTCTGTCTAGTGTAAACCTAGAATACTTTGATGAATGGTCTACTGTAGATACATTTATACCTGACCTGATTACTATGTTAGATAATGTTATTCAGCATTTTATAAATCATGCTGTAGCTGGTAATTGGCCTAACACTAATGAGTACATGAAAGATAAAGCATTGAACTATTCTGAGTTTAAAGAGATATGCCAAGAGGACAGGATAGGCTACTCGAAAGCTGCCTACTCAGCTTATCGTGAAAGATCTTTAGGGCTAGGGGCTATGGGATTTCATAGCTATCTGCAGAAAAACAATATAGCTTTTGAAAGCATGTACGCTGCATCATTCAACCACAAATCTTTTTCACTTATAAAAGATCGGGCCGCTGCTGCTTCACGTATGTTAGCAGAGGAGCGCGGAGAAGCTCCTGATATGTTAGGAAGCGGTAAACGTAATGCCCACTTACTAGCCGTTGCGCCTAACGCATCTAGCTCTATTATCTGTGGAGTTACAAGCCCTTCTATTGAGCCTTTCAGGGCCAATACATTTACCCATAAAACTCTTTCTGGCTCATTCAGGGTCAAGAACAAGTTCTTAGAGAAAGAACTCAAGGCTGTATTCCCTACCAAAGAAGAACGTGAGAAGGTCTGGAAAGATATTGCAGCATATGAGGGTTCCATACAGCATATAGAAGAGCTGTCCGATGAGGTAAAGGAGGTATTTAAAACCGCCCCTGAACTAAATCAGATATGGATTATTGAACACGCCTCCGGTAGGCAGAAATATATCTGTCAGAGCCAGAGCGTTAATCTATTCTTTGTGCCTCCTAAGTCTACTGCTGATCAGGAAACACACAATGCCTATCTACAGTATGTTAATGATGTACACTGGGCGGGGGCTAAGAATCTTAAATCCATGTACTATCTCAGGTCAGATGCAGCTAGGTCTGCTGAGAATGTGAACATAAAGATACCTAGAATTAATTTATCTGATTCGGAGTGTTTGAGTTGTGAAGGCTAGTGTAGTAGAGGTTAAATGGGAGGACGCTTGGATTGATACGCAAGACATATTAATATCTGATGCTAAATCTCTTAAACCTGTTATTAGATCAACTGTTGGGTGGTTAGTATCCGATAACGAAAATGAAATTATACTTTCTACAGATGTGTATCATAGTTTTAAAGAAAGAGAATATGTAAATTCAATAATGGTTATTCCAAAGGGAATGATTATTGATTATTGGGAGTATGAGTTTAATGTTACTAGCTGATGGTTTTGAAAAGGCTTTTATAGGAGTTGGAAAACGCTGCGGTCAACCGGACATTGCCGTTTATGATCAATTAAAATGTATTGATATTTTAGAAAAAAGAGATGGCATGACGATTGATGAAGCTGAAGAGTTTTTTGAGTTTAATGTATTAGGGTCTTGGGTTGGCGAACAGACTCCCCTATTTTTGGATACGGAAAAGGAAAAATAAAATGAGCTTACTATCAACGCGAGACTACTACAAACCTTTTGATCATCCTTGGATGTTCGATTATTACTTTCAGCAGAACCAAATGCACTGGTTCCCTGAAGATGTGCCGCTGCATAATGATGTGAAAGATTGGCAAGATATGTCAGACCAAGAAAAGAATCTGCTAACACAGATATTTAGGCTCTTCACACAGTCAGATGTAGATGTAGGAGCAGGTTATATTGATAGGTATATGCGTATCTTCAAGAAGCCTGAAGCCCGAATGATGATGGGTTCTTTTGCTAACATGGAATCGATACATCAACATGCTTACAGTCTTTTATTGGATACTGTAGGTATGCCTGAGACAGAGTATAAAGCCTTTGCCGAATACGAAGAGATGTCTGATAAACATGAATACATTCACAGCCTCAAGATATCTCAGAAAGATAAAAGATCTATCGCTAAAAACCTAGCAGTCTACAGCGCCTTTACAGAGGGACTACAGTTATTTAGTAGCTTTGTGATACTGTTAAACTTCCCGCGCTTTGGTAAGATGAAAGGGATGGGACAGATTGTTAGCTACAGTATAAAGGATGAGTCTCTACATGTGGAGGCAATGACCAAGCTGTTTAGAGAGTTCATTCAAGAGAACATTGATATGTGGGATGATGATTTCAAAAAAGAAATCTATCAAGCCTGTAGAGAAATGGTAGATCTAGAGCAGAAGTTTCTGGATCTTGTATTTGAAATGGGAGATATCCCCGGACTTACCCGTAAAGAAATGTCAGACTATGTAAAGTATATTGCTGATAGGCGGTTACTGCAGCTGGGGCTGAAACCTAACTACAATATAAAAGATAATCCTCTAGATTGGCTGGATGATGTACTAGGTGTAGAACACCAGAACTTCTTTGAAGGCAGAGCCACTGCTTATATGAAAGCTGGGCTTAGGGGTAATCAAGAAAAGGTTACGTTTGCGTGAAGACAGGAAATATAATGTCTATGGCAGTTCAGATTAGTACTGATGGTAATATTTACTGTGAGTTCTCTGAGCTGCCCTTTGAAGAAATAGATAACATATTTAAAGATAAATACGATGCATCTTTAGTAAAGACTATTCACAAATTTGTGAACAGAAAATTTAAAGATACATCTATATCTTTAGAGAAAGAGATACAAGCGGCTACCTCTACTTTGATCTAGTCGGGGTATTTGTTAGTGCGAATCATCTGGGCTACTTCTGTGGCCCTATTACCTACCTGTTCGGCCCATTTAGAATCTAGAAACTCGTCTGCTGCTTTGTCATACTTCCGCTGAGACATGAAGTCTATAGCCTTAACAAAGTTAGCAAGTCTAGGAACTCCCATATTAAATGCCAAATTCAACATGGCATCTTTCCTAGCACCTTCTAGATACTGGTAGAAGTAGAACCTTTCTAACAGTTCTTCATGGAAGTTCTGTATATCGTTTTTGAGGAGATACATTGCCTCTTCTTTTGTGATACCACAGTCTTCCAGATTTCTGCCTACACCTATGGTTAGCTTATTAGAAGTGCAACGGTAAGGCTCAAGCTTTAAGCCCTCGTGTCTTACAAGTAAATCAATCAGCCCCATAAAGCCTTTCTCTCATAAGATCTTCATAGCCTTTGTTGTCTAGATGAGTAACAGCAATCCAAGCATGAGACATCTCATCACCTGTACGGCTGCCACCTACTACCCACATGTCTGGGTCAGGATTGTTAGGGTTGTCAGCAGTGTTGTCATACCATTGCTTTACTACCAATATCTCTCCTGCAAGCAACAGGGGAGCTTCTGAGGGGCTGTATATATGGCTGTGGTGCCAAGTAGCACTCCATTTAGATATCTGACTGACAGGCTTTGTACGTCCTGTAAAGGGATTAAATATCTCTAGTGAGGCAGCATTCATACGGAGATGACCGTGTGGCTGGAAGCTGTCGATGCGTACAGGATGGTCAAAGCTGTGAAACCCTTGAGTCATAGCATAGCCATGAGGAGGAATAATTAAATGTCCATTCTCATAACCATCTCGTAGAGGATATAGTCTTAGGTCTTGTTGGTAAACGTCATTGACTTCTTCGTAGTCCTCGTCATGAAACCACAGACCTATCTCTACTACATTATCCTTTATCATGTCTCCTTCAGCTGTAGCACCTACGCCTCCGGGGAACATATGAATGTCCCAACGCACTAAAGAGTTAGCAGGAAAGGTACGGCATAC